CTGTGCCTGGTCGTCTTTCAATACCACCTTGATTAAGAGTCAATACATTACGAGCTTTTTTTAATCCTTGCTCATATGCTACAACATCAACCCTAGATACAATCTTAGGATCGAGTTCGCCTCTTACAAAACTGGCTTGATGTATTCTTTGTACTGGCATCCATTAGCTCGATACTGTTGCGTTAACATTATTAAAATGCGTACGATTTCTTCTATTACGTATCCTATTAACATCCATACGTTTAGTAGTTTGTGCTTGACCATCAGTTGATTTAGCTAAAGCTATTTGATTTATTGCTCTATTTCTATACAACTCAGACAAGCTATCATTTCTTGCAATCGCACCTGCAAATAAACTTGCAAGTTCAAATACCATGCATTGTTTAAAGTATGGTGGAAACTCTGCTTCACTTGTTTGAAATGTATAATCACAAATTAAAGTGTCGCCTGATCCTGTGTCAGTAAATAATTTATCACCATATCTATCATAAGCAATAACATTGCCATTGACAGTAACGGTATGTATTAATAAAGCATCGGCTGGTAGCTGATAAGACGATTGAAATCTACCTAATGGATTCTCTGCTAGTTTAGTTAACTGCACTTGTTTAGCTGCAAAACGCCAACGTATTCTAGTCATCATTGCTTCTAATGTTGACTCGTAAAGTTGACCAGCTACTGTTGATTCTGTAGTAGCCTCTTCAAAGCTAGTTATTATGTTAGCACCCACTAGCACAAGGGCTTTGTTACATATATCAAATCTAGTTTCTGATAACATAATACCTCTCTAAAAAAAAATAATGAGGGAAGGGTGTAGTCGACCTCCCCTCAAAATTAATAGTACTTACGTACCGTTCGTTGTTGTAACAGTTGCCGCACCTGATGCTGAGGTAACTCCTAATAAATCAAAAGTTACTGTACCACCAGTAGTTCCTGCTACTAATATCATATCGTACTGTTTCAAGTTTGTTGTTACGTCATTGAAGTAACCACTACCTGCAACTGTAGCTGGAGCATCTGCTGTTGTGTAATGCCAAACATTACCAGTTCCGCCACCTGCGACTAATTTTAAATTTGCTGCTGTTAAAGCCATGATTAACCTCCTTTATTCAGTAATCTGGATTTGCATGAAGCCTAGTGGATCAATCGCCACAGCCTGCATACTCATCATAGATGTTGTTAAATGACTCACCTTCTCAGGAACGTAGTTTACCTCAGTCTTAACATCAGCACCTGTAGCAAGGCCGATAGCAGATTTATGGTAAGCATGACAATCTCTAGTTGTACTAGCAAGTGTCAATCCTGAATGTGTGAAGAATAAGAACCCTAACCATCTCTTAGCAGTCATACCGCCAGAGTAAGGTAGTTCACCTTCTCCAACATATTCTGCTCTTGAGAATTGGTCTAGTTGTAACAAGTCAGCCCATCCAGCAGGTGATACTACAAAATATCTTTGACCATCATCTGGAACATCTGCTTCACCAAATGTCTCATATGTTGTCAACGCTTTTGCAAGTGTCAATGCCGCAGAACCATGAGCAATGTTTGCAGCATTTGAGCCTGCATCTAATACGTCAATGATTAATTGGTCTGTTTGTCTACCTAAAGCTGCCGCAGCAGATTGAGCTAGAACTTGTCTTTCGTCTATGTTTGTTTTTAACTCATCTAGTGTATCAACATAATCACTTGCGTAGAAATCAGCTAGTGTTACGTCAACTGTGCTGTGAGCAATATCCATTGTTGGAACTTCGGCATGACGATTCTTAGTAACGGCTGTACCTTTTCCTACTTTCTGGAAACGAGCTTGGCTACCTTTTACATTTTTTGTCTGCCTTACAGTATTCATCAGCTTTGAACCCATACGTTGATATGCCATATGGACTTCTGCTTCAAACTGTTTAATAAAGGCAGTTGATATTGATGTACTCATCTTTTATCTCCTGTTAAAATTAAATTAAAATTTCACAGTTGTCCTTTATCCTTCAATTCGGTTGTCCATTTAGGGCCTATTTCCGACATAATGGGCTGTATCTCTACATCTACCTTTGGTAGATGCTTATAAAAGTAATACATTTCAATGTCATTTACAAGCATTGGTTGCTCTGCAAAGCAATATTTTTGCCATTTTAACCATCTTATGCTGCGTTTATGTTCATTAATTATAAAATTAAATAAAAAAGTATAATGTGATTCTAGATATGTTATCCATCTAAGGTTACCTTGTAAAAAAAATCTACGATGTTTATGTAGTAAATCACTAGCTAAAAACCATACTGCTGCTTTATTAGGATTAGTTTTACTAACTGGCATTGCACCCCATATAGCTACCACCTCATCTGTTTCTTTTTCAAAGATAGTGAACGTATGCGTATTTGGTCTGTTATATCTAAATGGATTTATAAGCGCAGTAAGCGGATCAATGCCCATAGCAGCTAGTTCGTATTTATCTAACTGCTGTAGATTGGGCGCTAATCTAAAACAATCGTCTGGGATTGTTTTTTCTACATAAAGCATTACTTCGTTAACATTCTAAATGCAGCATCTACTTTTGCTACATAAGCCTCATCTCTAAATCTTGGATCGAAGTATCTTTTGTCTGTCATCATTGCTCTTGCATCAGCCATTGTGAGTTGTTTTTCTGGTTGTGTAAATTGTTCGGATCTTACTCCTGTAGTTTGCATTTCCATAATACGCTCTATAGCCTGTATGCCTTGTGCAGTTGTACCTAATGAATATTGAATAGCTTCAAATTCTTCTGGCGGAAAGTTCTTACTAGCCCAAGCATTGACTGCATCTACTCTTGAGTTTGCATTTTCACCCAATGCTTCCATTTCTGCTTCTAAATTAGGTTGTTGTGCTTGCATTGTTTCTACATAAGCATTAATACCAGCATCGTATTCTTCTTGCGTAAAACCATTTTCTTTAGCAACGCCTTCCCACCAAGTACTCATTGGGTTTTCTGTAACCATTTCTGGAGTAATACCTTCTGGTAACTTAGGCATTTCATAAGATTCTGGCACGTTTTCTGCATGTTCATTAGCAAGTTCTTCCATTAATTTTTCTTTAATAGTTTCTTCTTTGCCTGTGCTGTATGATTCTAACTGAGTATATGACTTTGCCATTTCGTCAGCATCAACCTTGCCATCCTTCCAAAACTTCTCAGGGATATGCTCTGGTCGTTCCTCTTGCGGCACTTCGTTTGCAGGTACTTCATCTAGTATTTCTTGTTCAGTTATTTGTTCTTCAGCCATTGTTACTGTCCTCCACTATTTTTTGTGATTGTCCTTTATTGCTTCTGCGCTGTATTAAACCTACAATATAACGCTGTCCTTCTATATGTCTTAACTGATGATCAGATACTTCTGGTCCTGCTACGGTTTCAATCGTAATAGACCTTAGATAATTTAAAAATGTTTTACCTGCATCTGATGTGAATAATGCTCTTGATACTGCATTTAACGCTTCTTCCTGATCTGGCGTTCTTTCCATACCATCAAGCCCTATCAGCGTTTTGACTTTCTTTTCTGCCATGCTACACCTCATGTAATTAATTGTTCCACGTGAAACATTAAGGAAGCAAAGGTACTTTCATTAAACTGTGGGGGTTAAATGTGCTTCACTTCCCACTTGATGATATAAAATTGTTACCGAAAGTCAAGGACTTATTGACCTTCCATAACTCCTTCGGCTGGAGTGCCTTGTGCGGCTTGTTGCATCTGTTGCATTTGTTGCATTTGTTGCATCATTTGAGCCATTTCTTGTGGAGACCTAATTAATTCTTCTGGTATACCTAGTTTTTTCGCAATATATTTTGCTACTTCATCTTGTTTAATCATAGCATTAAGTAATTGTGGACCAACTCTGCCTTGTATTAATCCTAAGAATCTATCAATGTTTACTACATCTGATTGATATTGAGCTTGTGCTAATGGACTAGAAGATTTAATTTGTACTTCTTTGCCATTAACAGTAGGTATTTCTATACGCCCTTGTTTTTTAAGGATGTATATTACTCTTGCTAATACTGGATTAACTAATTCTGCTTGCAATCTACCAAACGCTGCACCTATTTGCCTGGACAAATCAGCTTGACGTTCAGCTACTTCTGTTGCAGACATTGGTGTTTTCTCATTTGGATTGCCTAACATATCATTGTATAACGCTTTCTTAATATTAGTTCTCATATCACGCAATACTAAGTCAGATACATTAAAGTTACCTGCTTGTGCTATTGGTTGTAAACCTGCGCTACCTGCTGCTTTCGGAATAACTGTACCTGGAATAAGTGCAATGTTGTCAACATTAATGACTCCATCATCTTCCACTTGATACATACCTGAAATACTCATTTGTGCGTTTTCTAATATTAGTTCTACAACTAAGTTAGACGTTTTTATTGCAGGCAACGCAAACTGTAATGGTCCTCTGCCGTATGTTTCACCAGAACATTTAGACCAACGATACGTAATGTATGGATTACTACCCACACCTTTGTATTCTTCTTCATATATTTTATGCTCATAGTCTTTGGCTATAGCACAAAATATATTTACTT